CCCCCTCGAGGTATTCACCGGTACTCAATGCGACAGCGACAGCGGTCATAGCACTGGCAGTCTCGACCAGGCATCGGCAGGGTTCCCATAGGTTGCCACCCTGCGTTGCCGAATGCTACACAGTCAGGACACACTTTGGCGTCGACCAGAGGTACTCGCCGCATCTCTTTGTACCCTTGCTCTTGTTTGACGTAGTTGTCCCCAAGATTGAAAAAAGAGTAGGCAGGGTTAGCGATGTATCGAATGACGCGACCGAGCAAACCAGGCCAGCTAGATACGCCACCCTCAGCAAAATCAACAGTGGTGTCACCCTGGCGGAGAGATCCGTTGTCAATCGCTTGCTTCGTCTCGTTCAAGAATGTTGTCAGGGGTGGGAGCATATCTCCGACGACCGTGGGCCATGCTTTTTCCATCTTCGCCTTGGGGTTTTGGTTTTCGGTGGCAAGATAGACAGCAGCAAGAGCGGCAGTTATGGTTTTGTCCACCATCGTCCGCTCGTACTCCTCAAATCGCATCTGACGGTCACGAAGACCCTTGACCACTGCCTTTGACTCTTTCGCCATCTGCTCTTCGAGACGGTCCAGAGTCTTGTACTTTGTGGCCAGAGACTTCGCTTGATCGAAGTAGTCTCCCCTCCGCTTCGTGGCGATGCCAACTAGAGAGAGGAGATCCACAACTCACCTCAGGAGAACATGGTCTTCTTGAGAGCCTCAACATAGTCGAGTTTGCCCTCGGACGCAGCCACCATCTGCAGAGCAGCAGTGTGGGGGTCAAGGTCCTGCTCGGAGTACTGGAAGGTGCCACCGGGGACGTACTCGCCGTAGGAGACCATCGGGGGCAACTTGCTCAGAAGACCCAGCAGTTTGGTGGCGGCAGTCTCACCCTCGCTGAACTCAACCGTGCCAAACTCGAGACCCTCGCAGTAGTTCTGCAACTCGCTCTGGGGCATGACACCGTCGGTCAGGCGACCCTCTTCGTAGAGAGCCTCGACGAATGAAGAGATCTGACTGCGACGAGCGCTGATTTTGGCCTCGCGGTACTCGTTCTTGATTCGGTCGTTTTCCGCCTTCAGTGCTTCCAACTCGTTGAGCATCTGAACCATGAGGTCAGCCTCAGAGAAGTCGTCCTCACCGTCATCCTCAGACTCGTCGTAGGTGGAACCGAATCCAGTCTTCGTGTAGGGGTTCTTCTTCTCGCCGTGCTCCTCGGAGAACACACCACCAGACCGCTTGGTCTTCTGGTTGGGGCCACCCTGGTAGTCGCCCAGTTCGCCTTCGCCGTCGCGGACATCTTCGGAGTAGGCTCCATCAGGTCCGGTGTGCTCAGCAGCTTCGTCTACTTGATCAAACTCACCGGGAGTCAGCTGAGGTTTGGTGCTTTTCTTCTCGCCACGGGGCACCTCGGCGAACGAACCGTCAGGTCCGACCACCTCGGCAGGGCCACCCTCGAACTGACCGGGCTCCAGCTGTCCCTTGCGGAACTTGGCTTTGCCCTGTTGGAAGTCGCCGTCAGCGTCGTCGTCCTCGGCGTGGGCTGTCACACCCAGTTCAGAAGTCTCTTCAGCAGCGATAGGTTCCTTGAAGTTCTGGGCCACCTTGGGGGCAGTCCGACCGTCGCTGCTCTTCTTGCGAAGAACACGCATGTCGTGGTCGTCCATAACGTTCTCAGTGTCGACAGCGAACACTGTGTTGTCAGGAGACTCCTCTGTCTCGGTGGGGAACTTGGTTGGACCACCTGCGCGACCGGCAGCACCGTTGGCAGTCTTGGGCGAGTTGACACCGTAGCTCTTGGCATCGGTGTCGTACTGGTCGTTGTTCATGGTGCGCTCCTCGGCTTCGCTCTGACCGGCCCAGCGAGACTCGCCGACAGCACCCTTGCTGCCATCTTTGGCAGTGCGCTTGCGGTCCACTTCCTGCTCACCATTTTTGGCAGTGTTCAGACGGTCCTCGTCCTGCTCAGAACTGCGGGCAGTGTGCATGCGATCTTCGCCGACAGCACCTTTACCCTCTTCGCCGAGAGTCATGCGCTTGGCGTAGGAGTCGGAGTCTGAACGGGCAGTGTCCATGCGGTCCTCTTCCATCGTTTCACCCTCGGGGTGTGTGCCGAAGTGGACTTTGCCACCCGAGACGGTTTTGTGGCTCACTTCCGCGTGCTCGTCAGCGAAAGGGTTGCCGCCCTCTTCTTTGTGGCCTTTGGCCTTGGCCTTCATCTTCTCGGCGTTAGCCTTGAAGGCAGCGGGCATTTCGCCGTGTTGCTCGTCGTAGACGTTTTCCACGATCTGCATAACTTGGCCGTTAGCGCCGTTGGTGCGCTTCCGGCTGATTTTTCCTTTGTCTTCCATGAAATGTTCCTCCGGAAACTGGTCTTCAAGGTTTGCGATTTGCTGAGTGTTCTCAGTGAAGTGTTGGTTGGTTCCCTGCTTGTCGTTTCCTCCGTCAGCGGGAGCGTCCGCCTCAGTGGCGGGGGTGGCGTCGGCGCCAGCGTTGTTTGTGTCCGTTTGTTTTTGGTTTGCTGTCTCCTCCTCAAGGTCCTGAACAGCCGAGGAGACGTCCTTGCGGACCTCGTCCAACTTCTCTTTCAGCATTTCGAGGGGACTCTTCTCGACGATCATGGTAGGACCGAGTTCGTCGTCGAAGATTTTGTCGAGAGTGAGTGCGACCGCGAAGTCGAACACTCCGGACTCCTCGTTGAAGTTGAATGCGCTAAGACCTTTGACAGCAGGCGGAGCAGCGCCAAGGAGAGCCAGATGACGTGCGGACCATTTGCCTTTATGAGGGTTGATGGTGCTGTCTGGGGAGTAAAACGAGATGGACACTTTGCGATAGTGCCCATCCTTGACAAGGTCTTTTGCCACATCCGTGAAGTCCACGTCCGCGTAAAGGTCGTCTCCATCCCTCGTAAACCCTTGAATCCACCCAAAAGATGGCAGGGAATCCGAATCACCTTGGTGGCCTAATACTAACGGGGCTGTGTGAGTCCCGGGGTCGTAGGTGTCCACGACCTGCTGTAGTTCCTTTTCGGTGAAGTTTCTTTCCACGCCTTGAGCAGAGGTCTGCGAACCTGCGCGAAAGACATGAATTTTTTTCCTGAACATACGCAGAAAGCTCCGTACAAGGTTTTACCCCTGCCTCCATTTCAAACCGTTTTGCCACTCCGGTCCGGGACTTTCAACCTGCAATTTTCGCTCGCCAGCAGCATTAACCCATCTCTTTTTGCCGAAGCAGGGGTGGTTCTCCCCCTTTACGCCGTACATGGGGTTGTTTTCTCCGGACATTCGTTCGACCATTTCAGGTCGTTCTCGTCCGAACATAGGGTTGTTTTCACCTGTCATCCTATCACTTTGCCTCTGGCGAAACCCTTCACTGTGAGACTGCCCGAAGAAGGGGTTACCCTCTCCTGTACGTATATCTGACATCTGTTGTTTGTGCTCTTCCGTATGGTTTTTTCCCCGGAACGTGGGGCGAGTCGCGTAGGGTGTGAGGTTGTAGCATTGCTCAGTACCGTGCCACATGTCCAGAAGTGCTTGCTCCAGCACTGGCTCCTCACAGTCGTCCTCAACAAATTCCCACTCAAACGCCTCGGGGTTCTTGCGAAGAGCATTCTGAAAGGGGTAGTTTGACTTTGACTGCAAATGACCTTTTTTCCTGTTCTCGAAATTAGTCGTGCTCCCAATGTAGAACTTTCCGTTCAGCGTGTTTGTTGCTGTGTAAGTGATCATTTCTATGAAAATCCGTAAGTGGTTTTACCCTTATACACCTTGCTCCTCCGTCGTTGTGTCGAAGGGCTCGGGTTCGTAGTTTTCAGAGTCACCACCTTGATCACCCTCTTGATCGGTTCCGAAGATTGATTCATACATGTCGCCGGTCTCAGCCGGGTTTCCGGTCTCCACTCCCCCATCACCACCTTGGGGTTGTGTTTCTTCCGTTTGCTCTTGTAAGTCAACACGGAAGTGCCTGGTTATCCACTCTTTCGTCGGTGTAAACCCAGACTGAATCAGCAAAGAGACATCGGGCATTGTGAGAGACGACTCCTCGATCCTAAACTCGCGAGTCAGTCGCGGTGCCGCAACATCGACACCAAAGTTAAGGTCGACGATCCATCGCACCAGAGTGCGAGTCAGAGTCTGAGAGACCAGTTCAGAAAGTTCGGATGCCTTGACGACTCGCACCG